TTCGCAAACTCTTGCAGACTATGATTTAACTGCTCTTAACTTTGGAGGTCAACCTCAAGGTGGTGCAATTAGATTAAGCCATACATCTAACTTCAATCCACTTGGCGGTACATTCCTTGCAGAAACTCGTAACTTCGTATCTCCAATTGATGACTCAAATTGGGGTGGATTTACAGATGCTACTTGTGATTACAATAATGACCCTACAATCGTTATGGATTCAACAGCAAAATTGGTCGTCGGTATGACAGTAACAGGAACAGGTATTCCATCCAGTGCTACAGTTTCAAGTATTACTAACGCAACTGACTTTGAGTTGTCTGCTTCGACTACCGGAGGGGCAGTAACAAACGGCACTTTGAGTTTCGGCCCACCAACAGCAATGGGAAGTAACCCATACGCTACAAGCGTATTTACAACGGCTGGTAAGAGAGCAAACACCGTTGATAAAAAGGTCACATATATGATGCGCCCTGTACGATTATTGGATAAGCAACATGCTGAAATGTTTAGGTCTAATCTAAACTTACACTCTTCTTCTCCACAGTACGGTAGTAACTACTTTGGTGCCACAGCAGGTGGTAAATATGGATTGTATGTTTACCAAGTAGAAAACGGAAGAGCAACAGGCGGCGGTATGTACATGCGAAGTACAAGTCCTGACACTAATCCTCCTTATGCACCTGCATATCTAATGGACATAAGTGCAAGTGATACAGTACCTATGAGCAAAGGTCCAAAGATAAAGGGTACAGAAGTAACAACCTTCGATAAGACTCTATTAGACAATGAAGTAACTCGTATAGTTATCAGTGAAAACAGTCTTCAACACCATCGTGCTGATGCTTCTCGCAGAAGGTCGCATGAAGAGGGAGAAGAAAAAGAAACACGATTGGATTATTCCATACAACCAAGGTTCTCACAGTCTCTTCATCAAAAGGGACATAAAGGCGATGTAACCTACAATAGTACAGACCATAGTGGTGACGGTGCATGATTAGTGTGAAGGTGTATGAGGTGGGGCCAAGAGATGGTCTTCAATCACTCAAACACCTCGTAGATACTAACACTAAAAAATTACTAATAGAAGCATTATATGCTGCTGGTATTGACTCTATTGAAGAGACATCATTTGTACACCCAAAACTTGTACCTAATATGGCTGACGCTGAAGATGTAGTTACTGGTCGTGGTTCTGCTCTTGTACTAAACAAGCGTGGGTATGATAGGGCAAAGGCGGCAGGTGTTGAAAAAATAAACATTGTTTTATCGCCCTGCGAAACTTTTAATCTTAAAAATATGAATGCTACTCATACTGAAATCGTTTTACGATACCGTACATTTATGCAAAATGTTCCAAAAGAAAATGTAAGAGTATATATTTCTATGGCATTCGGTTCCCCATATAGCGGAGTAACATCTGAAGAGCAAATCAAAACTTGCATTCGTGATGCAAAAATGTTTGGTGATACAATAGTTTTTGCTGACACGGTGGGATGTGCTGATAGATTACAAATAATGAATTGGGCCGACCTTGCCCATGAAGAAGGAATGAAAATTGCTTTACATCTTCATCACAAGGGTGATGAATCTACTCCGTTATCAATGGTAAGGGCTGGTATATTTTCAGGGATAACGGAGTTTGATTCAAGCATAGGTGGATTGGGTGGATGCCCCTTTGCAGAAGGTAGTGGTGCCAACCTTTCAACTGAAACACTGGTGAAACATCTGAAGGCATGGGGAATACAATGTAGTGTTGATGAAGAAAAATTAAAGCACGCATTAAAAATTACTCGTGAAATAAAATTGGGTGGTGCGGAATGACAGTCATAAAAAATACCGCTACTGGTCGCTACAACACTGATGCTGTAGAGGTGATGAATCATGTGCGTAAGCCTGTATTCGTGGACAACGCCGTTCATCATGCTCGCATAACACTACAGAAGGCTAACAAGGCTAAGGTAGTTATTGAAAAGAATAACACTCGCACGCTACAGGTAATGCCTGAACGCTCATACCAGTTGTTAGAGGGTGAATCATATGTACAACTTACTCATGTGCGTAAGCCCGGTCATTCCAGCCTAAATGCCCCGTTCTTTAACGATGAAACAATTTCAACAACTAATACTCCTATGTTATTTTACAACTCTAATCAAGGTAGTCAGCGATTATTACCTAAAACGATAGACTCTTCATCGTATGGTATAAAAGCAAGCCTGCGAAACATGAAAGGTAAAACTCTTGATGGTATAGGGTTTACAGGTAACAAGGTAAAGTTAGGCCAACCAATAGATGTTGGACTTCGTACTTCAGATTTAGCCATTAGGTTAGGAGAGTCAATCAATAGCGGTGCTACCAGTGTAAATATATCACGCCCTAAGAATGTAACAGCATCTTCGGCTCGTAAGCACAGCACAAGATTCGTAGGTCAGGATTTCAATAACATGAATCTCATGACAGCATTAAGATTCCTTGGACGGCATGATAGCAGAATGATATTACTAGACCGCTTTGGAAACTTACTTTATATTCCTATCACCTTTAGTGAATCTAACATCAATATAGATGCAAACTTTAAAGTTGGAAGTAGTACTCAAAATCCTATTAACAACATAGCAAATCGTGTTACAGTACAGGGTCACCCGTTAGCACTAAACGATTTGGTTATTGTAACTGTAGACGATGTAGAAGGACAAGTAGAAGAGGTGCGTGAAGATGCAGCCCCTATACAGGATAATACCGTTAGGACCACTAATGCTGCTCGCCGTGTTGCTCGTCAAATATTGAAAACCCGTTCGTTAGTGGAAGGCTCAATTACAAGCGAAGGACATCCAAGTGCCATAGGCGTAAGACCGGGTATGATTATCAAATATGGTGGAGAGAATAAGGTAGTTACTGAGGTTAGACACATGCCAATTAAAAATCTTAGTGACTTAACGCTACTCAATTTAGATACTGGTATAGAAGGAATATTACAAGGTATATCTGAAGGTAATACAGTTAGTGCAAACGATTCAAACCCTGCTACTTATGTACAAGTAGTAGAACAAAACTTAGCACTCTTTGGTAAAATAGAATTGCGTATATCTTCGGTCATAAAAGAGCGTAAGGTGTTTAATACGGCATATCTTATCGGTGGTATTAAGGGTACTCAAGATAGAGGGAAGATAGGAAAAGCCGCAGGCTTACCTATTGGTGGAAATAAAACAAGGGAGAAGAGAAGATATGCCAATTAGCGATTACATTAGAAGGTTACTTCTTGAAACACTGGCTGATAATATTAACGAGGTCATCTTAGGTTTTGATGGCACACCCGCTACAAGTGATGATGGTTCAGCAGGTCGTCCCGCTATTGCACTCGTACCCACAGTAACAATTATTGATGATACCTCACTATTAGTAGAAGCAACACTTCCTTATACAGAGTCTTTTAACGACAGTATAAGAGAGGTATATGTACAGTTCCGTGATACAACCGAGTTTACTCCTGTAGCAAGATATACCATCACCCCAATTAACAAATCTAATTCAAATGAGTTAAAAATCCAAATAGCAATCGAGGTGGCATAATGACAGGCAATCCATTATCAGGACATACTAAGGCAAACGAATCAACAATGGCTGGTTCAGGAACATTCACTGACGGGCTTACAGACGGTGACCATATACAGAGTCCCACACTAACAAACTACCTTGAGGGTATTCATGGTAACGGTATTTTACTTGAGGAAGACACAGCAAAAACTGCAAGTAATAAAAATGTGCCTGAAGATTTACCGGGTGTATGCGAACAGGTTACTAATGTAAATCGAGTACGAGTTACTGGTGGTTCTGCTGTTATTGACGGTGTATTGTATGAGTTTGCTGGTGGCCCCGGTGGAACATTAAATGTAGATTTAACTACAGATAGCGCACACAGAAGAGCCACATATAGTGCTTTAACATCAGGACAAGAAGCCTTGATAGTAGTATATGTATCTCCTAAACCCGGTGTAGATTGTATACAATGGGAATTGGGAACACCCATCACTACCGCTACTAATGCTTACCCATTAACACCATCAGCATTCCTTAGTGACCCTGACACCTTAACTACTTTAAGCAGTAAACAAAGTATTGTTTTGGCTGTTCTAAGAGTTGTGTATAACTCTACAAGTGGTGGTGGAGACTTAGATTTGGCTATCACTGAAAGTAACGATAAGAGGGTATTCATACGACCTTCACCAATTTACTTTACTCCTGTAACTTCAGGCGCAGTAGGTGCTGTTAATGCACCAGTAGACGACCATGCCGAATTAGATACTCAAATTGCAGGTGCCACAGGTGACTTAGCGGGTAGCCGTTTTGGTGCATTATGGCAATCTCATGGGACTCAACTTGGTAGCACTGTTGCTGGTGATAATCAAAAGGATGTATTGTACTATACGGGTACTCACGCCGCACGATTCACACGCTCTGTATTTGACCGTGTACTAACCAGTGCAGCAACAGCACTCACTCTTACATCGACTGATGCTAACATCCTTATTCTCACCCCCACTGCCAGCACCAATATAATAACAAACGGTCCATTCCCTGCTGGATATATCATACACATTAGAAACTTAGACACTGATGATTATGTACGATTCGCTCTCACCTCATCATCCTCAAGCACGATGGCTACAAATTATCAAATAGACCCCGCTACTTGTGCTAGTTTTGTATGTACGGTAAGCCATGCTACTTATCCAACCTTTGGTCTATTAATGGATGATACCATAGATACCCCACAGATAGCGGCTAACGCAGTTACACTTGCTAAGATGGCTGGTATAGCGAGAGGTAAGATAATCATTGGAGATGCAAGCGGCGACCCTGCTGTTCTTGCGGCTGG